GGGCAGCAGCGGGTCGTAGATCAGGGATCCCAGCTGCACTTTCGCATAGAGTGGGGCTTGGACGACCATCTACGAGGTCCTCCGCTGGGTCTCGCGCTTGAGCCCTTCCATGACGGTGTCGATGAGCTCCTGCTTGGAACCGACGTAGTTCGGGAACGAGAACGAGTAGTGGTTGACGACGGTGCCGCCCGGGGCGCCTCCGGAGAACCTGCCTCCGGCGATCCCTGGAACGGTCGACGAGAGTCCTTGCAGCGGGACCACAGCCTCGGGCCCATTCTCTCCCACTACCGCGAGCGTCGGCTGGTCGATGATCCCGCCTTCAGCAAGACCGAGGGCGCTGCCGATGCTGCTGATCGTTCCCGTGACGCTTCCAACGACGTTGCTCACCGTGCTGCTCGCGTTCGTAAGCGTGTTGAGGCCATCGAGGATCGGCTTCAAAACGCTCCAGATGGTGTCGAAGATCGGCTTGATGAGACCCCAGGCTGCGCTGACGACCGTGTGGACCCCTCCCCAGAAGTCGTTCCAGGCCGTCGATAGGTCTCCGATGATCGTCTGGAGGACGCTCATGCCTGTTGAGAAGACGAGGGTGACGACCGCCATCACCGGCTTCACCACTGCCTGGATCCCGGCCCAGAGGGCATCCCACGCGATCTCAAGGGCGTCGATGATTATCTGGGCAGCGTCCCACCAAACCTGAAAGTAGAGCGAGATCATTGTCCAGACGATCTTCGCGTATTCCTGGATCCCTTGCCACACGAGGTTGATGACGACGCCGAAGGCCTTGACAGCGACCTGGATGGCATCGATCACCGGCATGATGTAGGGCTTCAGGAAGTCGACCACCGCCTGGAACTTCTCGCGGATCCCTCCCCAGTCGTTGGTCCAGGCTTCGTAGAGCAGGGCCGCCACGGCGATGATCGCGAGGATGATCAGGACGACCGGGTTGGCGTCCATCACGGCGTCGAAGGCTGCCTGAGCCGCTGTCATCAGGGTAGTTCCTGCGACGTAGATCCCCGACATGACTGCGTGGGCTGCTCCGGCGATTGATGACGCGACGCCGATGCCCTGGAGCCCCATGACCAGGTTGAGCACGTTGAAGGCCACGTTCGGGATCTGGAGAGCGACGCCGACGAGAGCCATCTGGTACTTGCTCTGGGCCGCGCTCGCCGCATCGACAGCCTTGTTGTGCTCGTCGATGGCAGACGTGAGCGCCTTCTGGGCACTCAGGGCCTGCGAGGAGTTAGGGCCGTACTTCGCGACGGCGGTGTTGTAGTCCTCCTGTGCTGTCGTGACCTTGTTCTCGGTAGAGATCACGTTAGCGTTGGCCGTGTTGAGGTTCGTCTGCGCTGACGTGAGAGTGCTGATCATGCTGGTCACTTCGTGTCCAATCGTACTGATACTCTGGAACGCCTTCTGCGACTCCGCGAGGGTCGAGTGCCCGATCTTCCAGCTGTTCCAGTTGTCGTTGACGGCAGCGTTCTGCAGCCTGAGCTCGGACCGTGTGTCCTTGATCTGGTCGGTGGTGGTCCCGAAGGATGAAGCGACGTCATCGAGCGAGCTCGTCGTCGACGCTGATGAGTTGGACACCTGGTCAAGGGAGTTGGCGACGTCGCCAAAGTTCGAAGCTGCCTCCTCGACGCCGTCCGTCGTGACCTTGTAGTCGATCGGTACCTCGGCGCTCATCCTAAGGAGCCCCTACCAGGTCGGCGAAAGCGTCGTCCGTCTTCCCCTCGATCTCGTCCAGGATCGCGTCGACTGCCGGCTGCATGAACGGCTGGGCTCTCATCCTCGAAGTTCCCAGTTCGACGTAGGAGGCGTAGCCGGCCATCGCCCGGAAGTGCCACTCGCCCTCTCCCATGGCTACCCAGTCAATCGAACGCTGCAGGTACCCGGTGTCGACGGGGACGATCGCCTTGGCGTAGTCGACCATGTCCTGCAAACACGCCTCGATCGACCGCTCGGTGATGGGCTTGACCGAGTCTGCGGCCTTCCTGGTGAACGCCCTGGCCGCGTCGAGGCCCTCGACCGTCATGCTAACCATTGTAGAACTCCGCCGTATTCTGGTCCTGCTTGCTCTTTATCGCCTGGGCCTTGTCGATGGCCATCCAGGTGGAGATGAGCTTCGGGCGCAGCCGCGTCGCCTCCTCCGGCCCTATGTGATAGTCGATGGCGAGCTTCCGGAGCAGAAGCGCCTCGTGCTGGAACGGAGTGAGCCCGCTCAGGTTGTCGAAGAAGACGAAGCGGTTGAGGGCTCGGACTTCGGCCTTGGTCGTAAAAAAAGCGTGTTGTACTGCTGGACGATCTGGTTGACGACGGATGCCTTGCCGTTGGCCAGGTCTTCCGGCGTGAGCTTCGGGCTGACCAGGGCTGCGCTGACGAGCTTGTAGGTGAGCTTCTTCTTGTCGGTCTCCTTCTCGTCTGCCGTGTCGAGCAGCTCGCTGTGCCCAACGTCCCGAAAGACGCAGGCGAGCTTTTCTCCCGTGGACGGGTCCTCGACCGTGAACGGGTACTCTTTCTTGGCCAGGAACGCCCTGGCAGCTGCTACCTGCGGATCTATGTCAGCGCTCAGGTGATGCTCACCGCTGTCGCGCCGAAGCCCCACTTCTCGGGGATGCCTTCCTTCGCGTCTGCGTCGACGGACCTGTCAGTCAGGTCGATCGCGTAGGCGCCGGTGAACGTGATCGTGCAGGTCGTGGCCTTCAGCACCCAGGCCAGGGTCCGGGACGTGTTAGCTTTCGCGTCGGTCTCGAGGGTCGTTGAGACGTACTCGACGGTGATGTCGCCCTTGATGTCACGCTGGAACGAAGTGCCGCTGAACGCCATCTTCTTCGATCCAAGAATCCATTTGTCGCCTGTCTCCCTGGTGATGGTTACGTTGATCTCCTCGCAGGGTATTCCTGATGCGTTCCACGACACAGGGCTCGCGCCTCCGTCGGCCATCGACCAGAGAGCGGTCGTGTCCGGTGTTGCGTGAGTTCCCGATCCGATGTAGTCGGTGACTGAAGGCGTCGAGATGTTGTCGTGCGTAAGCGTGACGGTGACATTGAGCGAGGGCTTCGAAGCCGCGCCGGAGATCTTGATGCTCTTGATCCTCGAGCGCGTCATCGTGATGAAGTTCGTGGTCCCGTTGAGCTTGAAGGAGAACCCGATGCTCAGGGCCTTGTCGATCGACCCGGCTCCGCCTCCGACCGCACTGATCCCGTACTTGATGAAGGTCGAGTTCGTGATGCCGAACTCGAGGGTCGACTCGAAGACCTGGCGTCCGAAGACGAACTTGTAGGGATCCTCAGAGCCGTGGCGCCTGTAGATGTCCTTGTCCTGCGTGAGCTTCGGGGTCCACTTGGCCACATTGGCCAGAAACACCATCGTCGGATTGGTCGGGAACGTGCCTTCCGTCGTCTCTTCGACATACTCGAGCTGGTTGACGATCTGGCTCGCATGCGTCATCACGGAGCTCAAGCGCTAACGCCTCCCGTGGTCGCGACAGATACTTTCACAGACACAGTCGTGGTCTCCTGCCGCCACGCGCCGCAGAGAGCGCAGTGCCAGTTGTTGATCTGGGCGCCTGCCGTCGACGCCTCTGTGAACTCCATGGCGGGGATGCCCTTGCAGCCCTCGCTCGCATGTTCAAACTCAAATGCGCTTTCGTCCTTCTCGGACTTCTTGACCGTGAGCTTCTCGCCCGACGAAAGAAAACCGCGGCGCTCTTATTAGCCTGAGAACGTGCCGGGGTTAATAACGGCCAGCTGAGCAGCCAGGCCTTCCGGCGACCGTCGATTGTTAACAAAACGGACTTTGTTATGCTGGTCTTACGAGCGCTTGTGGGAAAAAGGGAGGATCCTCAGTCTCAGCTACGGGGTAGCTGGGGCTGGGGTCGGAACCGGTCCGAGCTTCGCGTCGATCACTTGCAGGGCTGCGGCCGCGAACGGCTGATCGGTCGCTGGGAGCTTCTGGATCTCTCCCTGGATGTACGGCTTGACGTCGGCCCAGGTCTTGCTCACCAGCGCAGATGAGACGGTGCCCGTGTCGACGAAAGCGATGATGTCTGAGACCGCGTCACCGGCGAGAACGCCAACACCTGTGATGAGGGCCTGCTCGGCCGGAGGGAATGCTTGGACATTTGCGACCAGGTAGCCTATGAACGCTCCAACCGCCCACAGGACCTTATCGAGGATGTTCTTCTGTCTGAGCGAGATAGTCATGTTCGATTTCCGAGACGGCGCTGCGCTCTTTAACGTCCCCGGCCCTGTGGCCAGGTCGAAATCGCGCAAGGAGTCCCAGGTGAGAAGGACCCCGGCGCCGAGGATCCCGACGAGCCCCGTGATGATCTCCGACGTCCTCTCGCCGACCAGGTTGAAGTAGATCGTGACGACGGAGAACCGCATCTCGAGCAGGATGCGGTCGAACGCATACCCCAGCACGACCGAGAAGAGCAGGATCCTGGCGAAGAGCCTGATCTGGGCCTTCCTGGTCTCGTCCATCACTGCTTGACCTTCTCGTAGTGGACCGTGACGATGGCGACGCTGTGGACGAGCTCAGGCTTCCAGTCAGTCGCCTCGCTGGCCGGCTCAGGGGCCTCTCGGAAGTCGCTAATATCCCACCAGCAGATGCCGGGAGCAGGGCCTGCCCTGATCAGCATGATCTGCTGAGCGACCTCCTTCTCGAGCTTCCACTTCTTGTCCCTCATGTTCTTACCCTTCGCGAAGATGTGCACGTAGTGCCTGTCGGTGTACTCCCAGCGGGTACTGCCGAGCACGTTGGGATCGATGCTCACCAGAAGCGGTGTGACGTGGACCTGGAAAAACGTCTGGCCGTCCCACCAGGTCGTGCCGATCTTGACGCCGCTCGGGTTGAGCGACGCGTCGAAGAGCTGAAGCTCCGAATCTCCTTGCGCCCCAGCAGCTGGCCACCCGTTCTTCAGGGCGTTCATGATCGTGATGTTGACGTCGGTCTGGAAGTCTGCAGTCTGACCTGCGACGATGATCTTGGCCACGGCCTACGCCTTCCGCTTCTCGCGCTGGTTGCCCTCGTGGAGAGCAGCGATCCTGCAGTCGGCTGAACAGAACTGCCTCTTGTCGTTCAGGCTCGCGACCTCGAAGGCCTTGCCGCAGCCGGAGTAGTGGCATCTCCTCGAGTAGGTTGCCATGCCTATGGCTCCGTCATCGACGTATCGGAAGTGACCTGGCCCTGCCCGGGGATCGGCCCGAGCGCTGGGTTGAGCGGCGAGGTCCGGTAGTTCGAGGACTGAACCACGACGATCTGAGTGCCGAACAGTTGCTCGATGATCTTGTAGAACTCTTCGCGGAACGTCTTGCCCTTCTGCTCGACGTCCTTGTAGTTGGCCAGCAGGAGCGAAGCGGCATAGAAGTTCGACAGCTGCTGGATGGTCTGGAACTCGTCATCGACGGCTGCCCAGTCGTCCTTCCGTGTAAGGCTCTTGACCAGCGAGTCGGCCGCGTTGATGTAGCCCGCTATCGTGGCGTCGGAGACGTCGGACGGGGGCACGTTGTTCGCGAGGGCTCTTACGCTTGAGACGTCGCCGTAGGTCACGGAGAAACCGAAGCCTCCTTCTCGTCTTTAACGCTCTTCTTGGCATAGGGCCACGGGATCACTCCTGCGGCGTAGAGCAAACCCGTCACCATGCCCTTGGTCCTGTCGGACCATTGGACGATCTCCTGCTCGGAACCGCTCGCGATCTGCGCCAGCATCAGCAGCAGCCCCATGTCGAACTCGTTGCCGGAGGCCGCGCTGCGCTTGATGCTTTCAAGGTCCGCAGCCAGGGCCTCCGGGTCGACAAAGACGGCCTCGCAGTCGGAGCCCTCGAAGTACTTCGACGTCGACCAGGTCCCCTCGTTGCCGATGAACTGCAGCATGCGGTAGAGCGAGCGGCGATGGAGCCATGCCTTCGACCGCAGGGAAGGATCGTTGACGATGCTGACGCCATGGACCTGGTAGAATGGAGGGCTCGCATTCTGGGTGATGACGCCAAGGGGCGACCTGATGGTCCAGTGGTTTGGCTCGTAGTGGAGGCCTGGCGTCCACCTCACGAGCCTGTTCTGCGGGAACTTCCTGCCAAACCTCAGGTCCTCGACGTCGATGCTGGCGTAATCTGCCGCCCAGCTGGAGAGCACAACTCGGAGAACTGCTTCGCTGTCAAGGACCTCGTCGTCGTCGATGATCAGCAACCAGTCGTCGCTCGTGGGCTTGAGAGTCGCGGCCAGCTGCAAGGCCTGGGTCCGGGCCGTCTTCTGCAGCAGATGCCCGTGCCTGGTGTACATGGTCGGGAACGGAAGGCCTGTCGCACACTCGCCTGGGGAGCTTGGGCT